TGAAGTTGGGCGAATTGCCGGGAAGCTCCGTGCACCGATTCCTTTTTGGACCGCAATGGGCGCAAATCAACAAGCGCACTCATCAGCTTCTCTTACAACTTGGGCGCAGGATTTTACGGAAGCGCCGGTTTTGAAACAATCAGCAAGCGTCTACGTGAGAAAGATTGGGCACAAGTCCCTGCTGCGATGGAGCTTTACCGCAACCCAGGTAGTAACGTCGAGGTGGGCCTCCTGAGGCGTCGCAAAGCTGAAGGAACGCTATGGGCCAAGGATTCTCTTGCCGCCGACCCAGAGCCCAGCAAGCTGCGCCCCAGCAGCTCTTTTCTGTCTCGCATCACCCCGCACATCAGGCTCGGTGAGTTTGCCCTAGATAAAGAGGAGCGCAGATTTCAGCATCAACATCAAGTCGATACGGCAGCAGAACTTGCAGCTTTTCTTGAGCGTGCACGCACTGCTTTTGGAAATAAACCAGTAATTATTACGAGTGGATTTAGGCCACCTTCCGTAAATGCAAAAGTTGGTGGCGCAAGTCGATCAGAGCATCTTTACAACGCTTCTGGCGTTGGGGCAGTTGATTGGTATATCGAAGGGGTAGACATTTACAAACTACAAGAGTGGTGTATCAAGAATTGGGCATATAGCACAGGCAAAGGTGCGCCAAAAGGATTCATACACACGGGAATTAGAGAAGGGCGACCCAAGGTTGTGTGGGATTATTGAAAGTTTTAAGCCTTTAGATCTTTTTTAACGCGCAGAATCATTGCGCATCGACCAATACCATTTTGCTCTATTTTTTGCAATCTTCCTCTTGAAAGCCCTGTCATTTCACAGATCTCTTTCCAAGGGGTTGGCGGATCTTTTATGCGTTCCAGAACAACAAACTTTGTCATCTCGTCGAGATATGTTTCTATTGCAGCATAAATATCAGCAACAAGCGATTGATCATGTACGCTTTCAAGTGTATTTGAGTTTCGCTCATCAGCAATCAACTCGATTAGAAAAGAACTGCATTCTTTTTCGTTCGCCTGTTTATCAAGACTTGAACTAGCCCTGGGCGCCATCAAAGCATTTTTGATTTCATCAATAGATAAATCAGAGGCTTCGGATATTTCACTAAAGCTTGGCTCTCGCCCAAATTGCTTTGTAAACTGCTCAACAGCTTTGTTGATCTTAAATGTTGCATCATGTACGCCGATAGGGAGTCGAATTGTCAGATCAGCGCACTGCATCGCTCGTTGCATCGCCTGCCTAATCCACCAGTATGCGTATGTGCTCATTGCATATCCGCGAGTTGGATCAAATTTTTCTACGGCTCTTGCTAGCCCAACATTTCCCTCTTGAACTAAATCCATCAGGTCAAGACTATTACAGCGATTGGTGTACTTTCTTGCAATGTTAACGACTAACCTTAAATTACATTTAATAAATTTCTCTCTCGCTCTCGCCCCAGCTCTTGCAATTTTTTTCTCATCTTCTGTGTAGCTTGATTTATCTTTATCTCTTATTAACATCCAAGCCTGAATTTGCGTCCCAAGCATCACCTCTTGCGCTTTTGTAAGCAGTGGGTATCGCCCTATCTCATTGAGGTAGCTCTGAATCGCGTCACGGGCCATCGTCGTGGGAAATACCTTGAGAGACTTGTAAGCAGTGGAGCTTCCATTTGGCTTGCCACTCCTGTGCATGATCCCACACCATGCCGATTCCGTAAACACGCCACTTCCAATTGTTTTCTTTGCATGGCGCTTCTAGATAGGGCTTGTTACTCTCAGTCATAACTACTCTTCAAGGAATGATGTCATCACCAAGCTACCGCCCAGAAGACCAGTTCCAAGAACGATTAAATTCTGAACGTCTTAAGGAATTGTTTAGAGCTGGCGATCATCAAGGGCTGCTTGACTTTGCCTTACTCCTCAATCACCAAGCGTCGTTCAACAACAGCAGAGCCGTATGGGCTATAGGGGAGGCGATGAAAAATATGAGCGCAGAGTTCTCTCTTGATAAATATCAAAAGATGATCGACGACCTCGCTTAGTCAAGTCCAAATACTTTGACGCACTGTTTCGCTGTTATTGTAGTTTCCCTTGATTGCATAGCTAATGACTGGTGCATCTGACATGCGCTGAAAAACAACCTGCCCGATTAGAAGGCCTGGATACAAAGGAATTGGGTGGATCTGCCTGATGTTATGCAGCTCGAGTGTCAGGCGGCTTCCGTGAAAGCCTGGGTCAATATATGCGCTGAGTGCATGAGAGTACCCCTCGCGCCCCCTGCTGGACTTGAGAGCGAAATGCCCGGCTACATCCTCGGGCATGTTGAAGATCTCTTCGGTGCAAGCAAGGCAAAACTGTCCAGCGCGCAGCAGCCAAGGATTTTCTTTCGTGAAACCAGAGATCGGCGTCAGGATAAGTTGATCCGTGGCGACTGATTCAATCATGATCTGATCGCCCAGTCGCACGTCATAGCTAGCTGGATTGAGCTGCTCTGAGGTATATGGGAGCATCATCGCCTGTTCTTTGCACAGACGCTCAATTTCGTGATCGCAAAGAATGCTCATGATTCAAAAGCGGCTTGTCCGATTAACGGAAACTGTTCAATAAAAATTCTCTTGCATTCTTCCGCAATTTGTTGATGCTCTAACTGAGTGCCATTTGCACAGCGCAGTTGAATGTAATGTACCCACGAACGCAAAGTGCCGTGCATATAAAGAGTTGTCGGCGTGCAAAGCGGCAAGATCCTGCGAGCCGTCTCCTTTGCTACGCCACTTTTAAGCATCGCGGAATAGAGGTCAAAAGTGCTACCGATCACCTTTGCGGCTTCAAACTGAAAATCAGCTTGTTCTTGAGCTGAGAAGTCGTCGTGGCTGCTTTGACGATTCTTTTGGTCTTGCCTTCTGAAATTGGGAACTGCAGCAATTCCAGTCTCCGCATAGCGAGTAGAAAACTCTTGAAAACTGAAGCTCCTGTGCCTCAAGACCTGAGCTGCAATATCACGCTCAGTATTGATCTTGACGCACATTGAGCACAACTCCAGCGGCGACCAATGTTTATGACTTATTAAATATCTGATCAATTTTGGACCTGTTTCCCAGTTGTCTTCGTTGCTTGGGTTGCTGACCCTAGCCATTTTGACAATTAGACGTTCTGCATCTGGAGTGCAGTGAACAAACTCAACCCTCACCTTTTACCTCTCTTGCCTTCAAGAGCACAAATTGGGCAAAGGCGACATGCGATGCAGCGGACTGCTTATTCGCGGGCGCATTGGGGTACGAACCCTCCCAGTATTCGCGGAACAGTTCTTCAAGATCAAGCTCAAGCATCGCCTTGCTCCTTGTTCATGTAAATATCGGCAAGTCCAGTGTAGAGAGCGTGCATAGGATGACTTTTATCACTACGCCCATCTTGTTCATACCAAGACTCCAAGCGATCCTGTCGCTTCTGTTCTTCAAAAGGATTGACCATTGTGTTGCGAGCGGTGTTTGTTGATCCAGTGAGCAGCTTGAGCACACCGCCACCCATAGCAGGCGGCGGCGCGAACAAGGGCCCTGAGGTTGACCGTCAGGGATGCCTCTGAGGTCCAGACAGCATCAATGATCGCATCTGCTTCAGCGTCCGTCATGGGGATGTAACAGGACGGCCTGACCGTAGTAAGGGGCCAGCCATGAATTCATCAAGAGATGAAAGGCTTCATACTTTGAATCCGCCCAGCAAACGTGATAAACGTTGAGAACAGGAAAAGAAAAAACGTAGCGAGTCATTGCACAAGATCCAAGAGGTTCGGCTTTTTGTAGTTTGGTCCCTTCATCACTTTTCCTGTTTCACTTCTAATCGGGGCGCCCGTATCATCGAGCTTGCTCATGTTGCTGTCAAATATGCGCCGCATTGCTTCATCAAGATCCCAGCCCATGTTTTCCGCTGCTTGATAGCAGACGAAGACGAGATCGCTCAGCTCTTTTAGAAGATCGGCGTGGGTAGAAGTATCGCCTTGCTTAAAAGCATCAAATGCTTCGATGACTTCTGTGTACTCCTCGATGATCAATTTAATCTGAAGATTGTATTGAAGACTTCCTCTTTGATTGTCGCTTTTAACCTCAAAAGCATTTCGCCATCGACGAGCTTGTTCCTGCAGTTGTCCCATGTTGATAGAGAAAGAAAAAGCCCTGCCGAAGCAGGGCGTGAGCAGTAAGAGACGAATCAGAGATCCAGGTCGTCGTCGCCTTCGGCTTCAGCAGCTTCAGTGTCGCTTATGGGGGTCAGCACGATCTTGCTCTCCTCAGCAGTCACCTGCACCTTGCTGCCGGGAGCAAAGCCAGCGATAGCGCTGTGGCGAGCGCCCACCACGCAGTTGCCAGTCTTGCCAACGGTCACGATGGGAGCGCGGCCCTTGCGGGAGCTGTAGGCACGACGAGCGGAAGGGATCACGATGCCAGTAGAGGCTTCGGTGAGGGCCTTGAAGAACTCGTTCTTGTGAATGCGGGTCTGGGTTTCCCCGGTCTCCGCGTCGGTGATCTTGGTGTAGTAGCCAGCCCCAAAGGCAAGCTCTTCACCAGCAACGCCTTGATTGGCTTGCACGTAGTCAAGCAGCTCCTGACCTACTTTGCGCTCGCCGCCAACCTTTACTTTGCTGGACTTGGAGGCTTCAGCGGTTTCGGGAGCGATGGCTTCAACAGACATTTCAGAATCAGTTTCGATGGGATCGAGGACAGCAGTATTTGAGTCCTGTTTTTTGCGTGCCATGACGGCCTGCGTGGTTGACTTGTGCAAGTTAGCACGTTGAGTGCTTTCTTGCAAGAGTCGCGTTACGGCTTGAGTGCAAGCATCATTGCCGTAGCGGCTTCTTGATCAAGGCGTGACACCTTGACGTGAACCCCAGGGCCGTCAGTCGGATCGCAAAACAGCTTCATGGAGGAAGCTGCAACGATCAATGCGTCATCATCGTAACAGATTTTTGTCAACGCATCACCACACGCCCTGAGCAGCTTGTCCGCATCACCCTTGTTGGAATGAAACAACGGGGCGCTGCGCTTAAGATTGCCCTTACTATCAAAATGAATTCTTGGGCGTGGCATGTAAAATAATAGTGACAATACAAATAAGCCCTGTGTCTCCCAGTCGCGTGGGCGTGTCAGTGTCGCCATACGCCCCACAGAGGCTCTCCAGGCGTACAGCCCTTTGGACTGCTCGGTCATGGCAACAGCAACGCGCTGGCGGCCCTGACGATCGGTGTAAACGCGCCCAAAAGCGTTCTTGGAGCCCTGGGTCTCGGGTTTACCGGCGACAAAGAATGAATAGGACTGAGCTGAGCACTGCTCAAGCGTCGTCAACAAGTTTGCCGCCATCAATCCCTTTGTCGCGCTTGTAGATTTCTATGAGCTTAGCGATCAAAATACGTCGATTCAATTTACTGAGCTTGACGCTTAGCTTCTCCGCCAACTCTTCTGTCTGTCTTGCGGTTGGGTTGTTGTAAAGAGCGAGAGGGCGAACGGTGCGCTTTCGCTCCCAAATTGTGAGATCTTCTGCGCAATCAAAAATGTCTTTGTACTTTTTCCCCGCGCCTACCTCTTGTAAAAGCTGCGGATACTGATTGTAGATTCTTTCAAGAATGTGCAGTCTTCTGTATCTGTCTGGATTCTTTTTTCTGTATCGTTTTTGAATGTAATACTTAATGCGCATGTACTCAAAAAACTCTTGGGGGAAATCAAACCCTTCGTGCTGCTCTCCCAGCCATTTTGCAAATCTTGATGCGTACTGCGCCTGCGTTTTGTCTTTGATCGCAGCTCTTGCACAATTTGCAAGAAAAGTCGCAAGAGTCGCCTTCTTGATTCCAAGTCCATGATGAAAGTTAAAGATAAAATCCTTAATCCCTTTCATCACTATGTCTCTGTTATCAAATGTTCTATATCCTAGATAAACTTTATTGTCGATAATTTTCCACATCGTTGCAAAGAATAATTCTCCATCGCCGCCATTAATTACTGCGCCCAAGTGAAGGCGTGCATCCGCTACAAGACGCGCCCCATAGAAAATATCACCACGATCTTTCAGCATATCATCAATGCGTCAAGCTTCGCTCGAAACTCCTGAATTGTACCAGTATTTTCAATAACACGGTCAAATCCGTCCCAGTCATCAAGTCCGCCTTCTGAAACATGAGATTCTTTATTGACAACTGATGGGCGAATAATCTTCCACATTTCGCCACCCATATCTTTGATCATTTCTGCTTCGTTAAGAAAGCGAACGTCGTCAATCACGACGCCATAGTTTTGCTCTTTTTCAATGCGATACTTCATGCAATCTAACCAGATATTCTGATTTATGCAGTCACGCCCCCACTGTGTGCCAAGTGTTTGTAGGACGTGCCTGGGAGTTGCATTGATCTCAGGGACAATTTTTTCTTTGTGCGCCCACACAAGTGCAACGGCCTCATCTTTTTCATATCCAAGCGAAACAAAAAACTCTACACCCATTCGCTTGATTGGTTCGGCAAAGCTCATCATGCGATGACTTGTTCGTGCAAGAACGTTCGCCGCAAGTGATTTACCTGATTGAGGGGCGGGGCTATAAAGTCCGATGAGCT